CACAGTCCCAGTAACGTCAGTCCCACTGCGACCAGCCCCAGTACTCTCAGCAAAAGGGAAACCATTGTCAACCAGATTATTAGCCAGTACTTTTTGACTACGATATCCCCGATGCTTACGCGACTGAGACGGCATTTAATTCCTGTCCTAAATCTTCTAAGTTGCATACGTACCTGACCCCATATCCAAAGTCTTTCTCAAAGCATACACTCAAGAACTTCTCTCGTGAGATATCGCCCCACACTATGAAGTGTGAGTTGATGTGTGGCTGTGTTCTGTCACCAACAAGAGTCACAAGGATTGCATAGTCAGCAGAGAAGAGTTCCTTGCTGTTAAAGATTAACTGCTTAGTCACAGTTGTCTTTACCTGAACAGTCTTACCGTTGATAACTAGGTCGTGACCTTCATCTCCACCAGTAAGTACCCTGTCATCTACTGATACATCATAGACTTTGGCTACTGCCTTCTCGCCTAGATGACCCATTAGATTGACAGCCCAAGAAGTATTCTTCGCATCAAACTTTCTGTCTGTTACGTTGAACTCTTGCTTATCCTTACGCATAGCGTCAACGAATGCAAGAGAAGAATCAATTTCTTCTTGAGTCAGGTATACATCAACCATCTAGGATGCGCTCTTGTCTCCGCGTAGAATACGCACAGCCCAACCTAAGCCAGCGTTAACTCCTTCTGTCCACTCATCTGTGACTGGTACCTTTGCTGATTCAATCTTCTCGATTAACTTAGCAGTCTCTTGCTTAAGTTCAAGCAAGACAAAGGCACGCATCTCTTGAGTCATATCGTCTTCTTCTTCTCGTATCATTATTCTCCTATGAGTTCTCTGGTATGTCGTCCATAAACATATACTCAGGATTAAATGCTAGCCACGCTAGCAAATCCCCGTTTGCATCTGCTCTTCCGTATCTATTCTTTACAGGTGCAATAGCCATAGAAGTGCCAACAACTCCAAGAGTACAAATAAGAGCAGGAAGTTGCGCGACCTTACCTTGAAGAGCCGACCTAGGTTGGCAAGGATTTCCAGGTACAGCCTCAGAAGTATGATGCAAAATAATAATAGCGGCGTTAGTATCACGAGCAAGGAATTTCAACTCCTTCATAATCGCACGCATAGATGCGAACTCTTCACCACCATCGGTGGCAATGTCCATTAAGTTATCAACAAAGATTGCAGTAGGTGGACAACCCCACAACTCTTCAAAGGCTTGAACTTCCTCGTCTATATCTTGCAGAGTAGGAGAAGATTCAAATGACCAGACAATGTGTGCACCTCGTGAGAGGGTTGCCTTTGTCCAGCCGTAGTCATTGTTCATTAGAGTTTCAACATCAGTCTGATTCTTACCGCTAATCATTGATGCAAGGCGCATAGCCATAGTGTGAGCGTTAGTATCTGCTGAAATGTAAAGTGTTGGCACCTTCATCTTGAGGGCTAAAGCCAGTGCCAGAGTGGACTTTCCCACACCTGGAGTACCTGCCAACATAGAGACTTCTGCTCTGCGTAGAATTATTTTGTTATTATCAAATGCTCGGAATACAGAGGGCAACGGTTCGCCACCGATGTCTGCTCTTCCTACTGAGCGTACAAGGGTTCTCACTTCTTGCCTCGTATAATTTTTGCAATGTTCTGGTATACAGACTTGGCAAAGTAATCTCGTGATGAATCACAAACTGGTGTGTATGGTTTAGCATTACAGTTTGGACAATTAGAATGTAGTGGGATACCTTCTTCGAACTGACCCCAACTCATAGTAAAGCCTTCAACTTCTTGTGCCATCGATTCACGTGCATCGTTGTAGCCATTGACGTACGCTTCTTGTAATAAATACTTAATTGTTTTTTCCATTTGTATCTCCTGTCTTAGGTTGGAAGAGGGGTAAATATCTTCCCCTAATAAATACCCCTCTACCAATTCTACTTTATGTCAATGTCTAACCATTGACTGGTGAGCATTGCCCTTGGTCTTGTGGTTGCTGACAAACCCACATCCGATACGGCTTGCCGTTCTTCTTCGAGATTCCCGATAGGAACTTTCGCTCCCCGTGAAGACACGTTGGCGTGGTACCTGATGCTTCCGCTGTCGGGGCGGTTACGAAGGTAGGAGAGGCTTGCTGCACGGGAGTTGAAGTAGGCGTCGCCAAAGGGGCTGCCACTCCTGCACCGTTCAACATTCTTCCTGTTGCTGCAATCTGTGTTGAGTAATCAGAGATTCCCTCTAGCAATACGCTGAGTTCATCTGCAGTATTAGCGCGGACATTTACCATATCCCCGCCGTTGGTCTTGTAAGAGACCTGTAACTTCCAATCTTCTGCCATTACTTGTCCTCCTTAGTTGCTGCAAAGCCCAATGCTTCGCGTGCTTCATCTTGTGTAATGATTTTCATTTCAAGTGCAACCAACACATCTTGTGCTGATAGTGTATTTACTTTGAGCATTTATTTTTCCTTCGTGAATTGGCAATGTTCTGTGAGTCCACAGAAATTGCACGATTGTAGGTTCGGTAGAAATATACCAGCCTTGCGTGCTTTGTCAAAGCCATCAACAAAGTATTCAAGCGTGTCCTGTGTATACCTACTTAGGTCAATCATCTCTCCTGTCCCCGACTCACGAGACATCCAGTAGTTTCCTAGATTGACTTCAACACCCAACATCATCTCGACTCCTATTTTGTAGAAGCCTAACTGAAGGTCAGATTGAGGACGTGCACGAGAGGTCTTCAAGTCAACGATAACTAACTTACCGTCAACCTCAAAGATTCTGTCAATGAACATCTTCACTGGTACTCCAGCAATGACTGGGTTTAACTCTAACTCGATAGCCTTGGCACCCTGAGGTGTTGTCCAAAGTTTCCAGTTAGGGTTGTTCTTGCGCCATAGGATGTAGTTGTCAGTCCATATGGAACCTTGTTCGTACCACCAAGCAGCATCTTCCTTGTTAGGGTTGAGTTTAGTTGCTCGTCCTGCTACTCGTGCGTTAGCAAAGTCAAGACCTTCAGTCTCCTTACGCCACGCTTGTTCCCATAATGGGTTAGTTGTCATAGTCATACAACTCTGCTGCTAAGTGAAATGCTCGTCCGCCTGCTGACCAGATAGATGGTTCCTCTGGTACCTGAAGTAATCTACCTAGGTAGTACTGATATCCACAGGTTAGGTAAGTGGTAAATGCTGAGTAGGATATATGTGCTGGCAGTTCATAACTGTCCAATTTAATCATCGACTTCTCCTGTCTGAAAGTTGTTACATAGTCCTCCCTTAGAGGACAGGAGGGTACTCGATAAGGGAGAACTATGTAAATCTATTTAGTTATTATTATATAATTATATATATAATATCGGCGCTTCGCGCCTTATATTAATTAATTTAATAATTAATAATCTAAGTATACACACAACTGACCTGACTGTAAGTTAGCGACACGCCGATGACCCTACAGAAATGACAAAAAGACCCCCAAGCCATAGGTAATCCTATGACCTGAGGGTCTAAGTGTCTTAAAACCGCCTTGGAAGGCGTATAAAGGGTATTACTCGGAGCCTAGTCCGTACTCTGATTCAGTCTTATCTGCCCACTTTGCTAGTGGAGCGGTGATACCACCGATGAGGATGGCGTGTTCAGGCTGCATATCCATCAATAGGGCTAGACCCATAGTGACGGCTGATGCTAGGACTGCACGTAGGTAGGACTTGAATGCTGCTACTTCCTTTGGACCGATAAACTTCTTGATTAGTTCTTTCATTTTTTCTCTTTCTTCTTGGGTAGTGGCTTTAGTCTTGATGCTGCTAACCTGGCTTGGTCAACAGTTTTGTAAACTGGTTTGTCTAACCAAGGGAACCAGGGCGAATCGTCATTCCCACAGTTGTCTTTGATTGATATATGTAAATGTTTGTTGTGTGGATTGCTTCCACTGTAAGGCTTGTCGCCTCTAATGGCTGACCAGATAACACCTTTGAAGATTAAGTACTTAACGCGCTTATCATTTTTAAGTTGCTCAAAGATTTCCACACAGTCAATACCTCTTGCTGGGTCGTGTGTGTATACTTAGATTATTAATTAAATATATTAATTAATATAGGCGCGAAGCGCCGATATAATATATAATTATTATATATATAACTTAATAGATTTACATAGTTCTCCCTTATTGAGTACCCTCCTGTCCTCTAAGGGAGGACTATGTAACACTTACTAGACAGGAGAAGTCGATGATAAAATTGGATAGTTATGAACTACCAGCACACATTAGTTACTCAGCATTTACAACTTACCTAACCTGTGGATATCAGTACTACCTAGGTAGATTACTGCAAGTCCCAGAGGAACCATCCATCTGGTCAGCAGGCGGACGAGCATTCCACCTAGCAGCAGAAACTTGGGATATAGAAAATGGCTAAAGACACAATCACAATTCCACGACTTGCTACAGCACCTAAGCCAAAGCGTAAGAAGCCAACCAAAAAGAAGGCTGCAAAGATACCACCCAAGCCAGAGTATATCAATGTAAATGCTATGCAGTTTGGCTACAATGCAATGGTTAACAACGCACTTCGTGCGACTACTTTGTATGGTCAGCCAATACCTGAGGACTTGGAAGAACGCGCTAAGTTTTTTCAGGACAAGTACGAGTCTTCTGAAAGAAGTATTAGAAATCTTAAGGACCAAGTAAACCTACTGCAAGCAATAATCAATAGTGCATTGACAAGGAGTTGCAGTGGAAGTTGTTAACAGTTACTGGAACGCTGCTTGGCGTAAGGAGACCGAAGGTCTTGACTTCACTACTGCACGAGTTGCAGGACGTGCTACTAAACTAAACCCTAACAAGGAAGATGCCACTTGGTGGTACGAACAAGGTTCCGTATGGACTGATAACTACATCCTATGGCGCAAGAACAACCCTAACTGGAAACTTTGGACAACACCTCAGGGTGCCAAGGCTATCGAGTT